CACAGTTTGCGAGCAAGTCCTACACGCCGAATAACAACCTCGGTGGCAACATCGCCGCGTCATCGGCGACAAATTTCGTGCTGGTTCTGACGGATAACGGCGCCAATTCGAACCAGCCGTATTTTACGACGAACGGTGGCACGTCTTGGACGGCCATCACGATGGCTGGCGTTCCCACGTCTGGCACCACGGGATGGAACAGCGCTTATTTCTTTGACCTGCAAACCCTGTGCGCCGATCGGGTCACTGCAAACACGTTCTATATCCATAACAACGGGCTGGGAGCAGCCAACACCGGCGGGGTGTGGAAGTCCACGGACAGCGGCGCAAACTGGACGCGGGTGTCCACGAGCGTCATGGGCGGTGCGACCGCCCTGCTCGCCAAGATGCGGACGGTCCCGGGCAATGCCGGGCACCTGTTCCGATCATCCGGCAAGGCCAGCGGCGCAAACTTCGAGCGGTCTACCGATGCCGGCTCGAACTGGAGCGCGGTCTCTGGCGTCACCGAAGTCTGGGCGTTCGGATTCGGTGTGGCGGGGGGCGGCGGGTACCCAGCGATCTACATCGCAGGTTTCGTCAGCGGTGTGTGGGGCGTCTACCGCTCGGACGACAATGCCGCGACCTGGGTCGCACTCGGCGCCAATCCGCTCAACAGCATCGACCAGATCACGACCGTCGAGGGCGACGCTAACACTTACGGGAAGGTCTATATCGGGTTTCTGGGCTCTGGCTTCGCCTATGGCACCGAGGGGCGCCGCAGTGGATTGCGTCTGGGGCTGCACAGTTGAGGACATGACATGCCGCCACCCGGTCTGACTGAGATTGCAACTACCACTCTCCGTAATAGGAGCACCAAAATGCCGTCAAAATCACCCAAGCAGGCCAAGGTTATGTCCGCTATTGCACACGGCTGGAAGCCCACTGGCAAAGTGGCTGACATATCTGTAAAGGTGGCGAAGGAATTTCATGCTGCCGATGCAGGCAAGAAGTATGGTCACGAAAAGCACTATGATCGCAGCAGCCACCAACCTGGGAACCCAGGCTTCAACCGTGAGGGTAAGCCGGCCCCTGCTCCATTCAACGGCGGGGCACACACCAATCAACCTCAGGGGCATTCAATTGGCAATGCCCCTGAGATGGTACGTCACACCAAGAACCAAACGTTTTCTCAGGAAGTTAGTGAACACCACGGCCAACAGAAAGGATCAGCCATGGGCAGCGATCGAGGCAAGGTAGGTAACATCGACGCCAAGCACGGCAGTGCACTTATTGAGGACTGTGGTGACGGCCACGCACAACAGCCACAAGGGCATTCCATTGGCGCCGGCAAGAGCACCGCACGCATGATCACTGGTCACGGCTTTGGGCACGCGGCGCCCAACCGCAGCGGTGCATTGCGCAATAGTGGTCATCCAGGAGCGCACCGCATAGGCAAGCGCTGATGCCCAAGAGTAAGAGCTTCTATAGCCAAACTCTCAAGGCTCCGGCCAAGAAAATAGCCGGCACGAACCCGGTTGGGAACGTGCCGGTCGGGCCGTCAGCCAAGCTGACCGTGCCGGCCAAGCCAGCCGTCATGCACGGCATAGGCCAGCAGACCCAGCTGTTTCGCAAGGCATCCGTGCCGGGCGCTCAGCGTTATGGGTTTGTTGGGAAGCGTAGCGAGCGGCTGTCAGGGCACTCAGGGGCGCACAGGATAGGCTCCAAGCGCAAATGACCACCGACAAAAAGACCAAGACTGAGGTTAAATACAGTGAGGGACACCCCAACAGTCATTGCGGTCCTGTGCCTCTGTGGCCCGGTGGGGATTGCAAGCACTTCAAGCACCCCAATGCCTGCAAGATTGTCATGGGCACCATCAGTCCTCGTGGTTGGTGCGAACTCTGGTCCAGGAAGCCTGCTCAATGAGGTTTAAAACTAGATTCCTTGGTAACCCGAACACGTACCTGGGCTTGCAGGTGCCTTATGGGAACGTTCCAACCAATGCATTTGCCAAGGGCAACAGGATTGCTGCCGCTGAGAACCTGACCCCCAAAGCGCACAGCAAGCGCATGGCTGCCCTGTTCAGGGCATGGGGGACCAAGGCACGCATTGACCAAGGAGAAAAAGTTATGACACTCAGGCTAAAACACAAGCTGAAGAAGCGCAAGCGATTGCGTCTCAAGGCCACCATAGCTAAGGAAATGCGTGACATTCAAGAATTTGCACGCAAGCATGCCCTTGCGGCAATGGAAAAGGCTGCTGACATTGTTGCCAACTCGGACAACGAAACGACTGTGTTGCAGGGCATTCAGATCGTTCTTGAGCGGGCCTACGGCAAGGCCAGTCAGACCAACATCAATGCAAGTGTGAGCGGTGATGGCAAAGCGACAGAGATTACTGCTAAACAGCTCGACGAGCGAATTGCAAAGGCATTACAGCGAGTTGAAGAGCTTAGCCGAGGAGCGAAGCAAACGCCTTCGCGCAAGGAGCGACTTGTTGACCTACGCAAGCTCGATCGAGATCCCGACAGCACCCCACTCAACTGATGATGATGACGAGCGCGAGAAGTTCATTCCCATCAAGGGAAATTTTGGCGCCCATCATTTGTTGTGGCTCGACTGCCTTCAAAAAGTTGAAGATGGAGAAATTAAGCGGCTACTTGGTCTCATGCCCCCTGGCAGTGCCAAGTCAGTCTACACCTCAGTTGTCTTCCCAACTCACTTTCTTGGCCGTTTCTCTAAGACAAGCATCATCGTCGCTAGTTACGGCAGTGAGTTGCCCCGTAAATTTGGCCGCCGCGCCCGATCTATTGTTGACCAGCCCATTTACCGCCGAATCTTTGACTGTACCCTGTCTGAGGAATCCGCCGCTGTTGACGAGTGGGCACTCACCAACGGCAGTGAGTGGATGGCAAGGGGCATCTTGACTGGTATCACCGGTAACCGCGTTGACGGTGTGATCTGGGACGATTTGATCAAGGGTCGCGAACAAGCTGACTCTGAACAGATACGCAACAAAACATGGGATGCCTACTTTGACGACCTGCTTACCCGTAAGAAGCCTCAGGCGTGGGAAATTGGTATTAACACGCGCTGGCACGAAGACGATCCCCCTGGCCGTATATTGCCACCCAAGTACAATGGTGAGTCTGGGTGGATCAAAGGACAGGATGGGAATGACTGGTATGTGGTCTGCCTACCTGCTGAATGTGAACGTGAGGACGATCTACTCGGACGCAAGGTGGGCGATATTCTATGGCCAGAATGGTTTACGCCTGAGTTCTTTGCCCCTTACAAGCGTAAAGTTCGCACTTGGAATGCTCTTTATCAGCAGCGGCCAGCGCCCGAGAGCGGTGACTTTTTCCAGGCTGATTGGCTGAAGCCTTACCACCGGCCCGGTGATGCGCCAACGCCAACCGAGATGCCAAAGCGTGAAACGCTCAATATCTATGGTGCCAGTGACTACGCGGTGACCGATAATGGTGGCGACTACACGGTTCACGTGGTTGTGGGTGTTGATCCTAGCAGCCGCATTTTCCTTCTTGACCTTTGGCGAAAACAGGCTTCCTCAGATAAATGGGTTGAAGCCATGTGCGACATGGTTGAGCGCTGGAAACCCCTGGGCTGGGCAGAGGAGTCAGGCCAGATCAAGGGCAGCGTGGGTCCGTTCCTGGAGAAGCGACTGCGCGAGAGAAAGCTTTACATTGTCCGCGCGCAGTTCCCAACCAAAGTCATTAAAGCTGTTCGTGCCCAGTCTGTCCGTGGGCGCATGTCCATGGATGGACTGTACGTCCCTATAGGCGCTCCGTGGTACCCTGATTTCAAGTCAGAGCTGATGGCCTTTCCAGCTGGCCGCAATGACGACCAGGTTGACGCGCTGGGGCTCATTGGTCAGGTTCTGGACAAAATGATCTCAGGAGCCAAAGCCGGGCCCGAGGCTGAAAAGCCCAAGGTGCTCTCAACCGATCCTGCGCAGTGTACCGTGACCCTGACTGACTTGTTTGAGGCCAACGAGCGCCGTGGGCGCCGGGCATATTCTAGGATACACTGATGGCCATTGATCTTGACGAGCTGGCCGGTCCTGTGGGCGGTACTGAAGGTGCCCGCTTGGCCATGCATTGGAAGGATCAAATCAACACCATCAAGGACAGTGTTGATTACAAGGCATGGATCAAGCGTGGCGAGAAAATTGAGAAGCGCTACCGTGACGAGCGCAACCGTACTGACGACGACTATAATCAGCGGCGCTACAATTCATTGTGGGCCAACGTTGAGATCCTGAAACCTGCTTTGTATGGCAAGCTGCCATTGCCGGTGGTGGAGCGGCGCTTCAAGGACAAGGATCCGGTGGCGCGCGGTGCCTCACAGATCCTCGAGCGTGGCCTGCGCAACGAAATTGAGATTTGCGGCTATGACGATGCCCTATCACAGGCCGTCACTGACTACCTGCTGCCTGGACGCGGCTCGGTGTGGGTGCGTTATGAGCCTGAGATTGAGGAAAGCGTGTCGCTGCCGCCTGAGCCGCAGACCGACATGCGTGATGCGCAGGGTGAGATCGCCAAATCAGTCACCACCCCGGCTGGCCGCAAGAAGCTCCTGCTGAAACCGCAGTCG